AGAGGGTGGCAAAAATGAAAATTTTACAACAGTAGATGAACTTCGTAGAAACAAAAACATTGATTTTAGCCGTCACTCCTCTGCCGGAGAAGAAGTTAGAGACGTACATTTGAAACCCTTATCTTCTGTGCAAAGCGAATATATCGAGGGTATGATTGGCGGTAAAGGTAAAAACCGTCGAGAACAACAACCAGAACCTCAAGCACCTCGCCGCGAAACTGGTCGCAAAACCGCGCGCCGCGTCTCCAAGTAAAGCTAAAATAAAATGAAAAACAACCTGCCGTCTTTTGAAGATCGTTATGACATAATTTGTCGAGAAATCGAAAAACGTCGTCGCGGATGGACTTTGGCGGCAGTTTCTTTTGATGATGTTAAGCAGAACGCTTTAATTCGTATTAGCCAGCAATATAATACGAAATATGATCCGCGTAAAGACAACGTTAATAGACCGGAAGCCGAGACGTTTCTTCATTGGCTAAACACTGTAATCTCGAACCTTATTAAGAATCAGTTACGGGACAATCTCGGGAAGTTTTCCCGTCCATGCCTGACAGAACGCTGCGTTTTTAACGTTGGAGCCGACTCTTGTAGCAAAAACCCTTCTGGAATTCAATGCTCTGAATGTTTAGCATACCGTTCTTGGGAGGAGCGAAAATTAAATCATTTTAATATCAAACAAACACTCCCGCTAGAAAATCACTTTAGAGAGGCCGATATGATTCAGGATGACACACCAGTTGATTACTCAAAGGTGAAAATCATCCACGAAAAAATGAAGGGGAAACTTTCTAAGAGTGATTACGAGCTTTATACAGAAATTTTTATTCTGGGTAAACCAGAGAAAGAGGTTGGTGAAGCTCACGGAATGAAGAAAGTGGGTAATACATATGCGGGCTATCAACCTTTGAATAGGCTGCGTCACAAGGTAGTTGAAATAGCGAAAAAAATTATCGAAGAAGAAAATTTAGCTTGATATGGCAACGCCCCCGAAACCAACGCTACTCCTTACCTCACAACAAAAAGCGATTGTAGATAAGGATTATAAAAAAGACCTTTTGGAAATTGCCAGAGAGGTTTTTAATGATTTAACTATTGACGACCGCCGCGACCGCCGCGTGAAAGCGGTTAAAGAATATATTGCATCTGTTGACGGGAATAATGATAAAAGTTCTTGGGAGCGCCCGCAAATCGTACTAAAAGACGAGCACAAACAGTACATTAAATCAAATTACCTTAGCGCAACTCCCTTGGAGATGGCGAAGATTTTATCGAAAGACCCAGAAACGAGAAGTAATTCATTGTGGGCTCGCGCCGTGGCTAAATTTGTACGTGAAGTTGACCCAGAACACGCGCGACAAGATGAGTTATGCGACGGCCCCTATGAGCCGCCGGTTAATTCAAACGTAGTCATCGGTCTTGTAAACCAACACGCTATTAACCCTAAGTCGGACGGCAAATCAATTTACGATCCGAGTAAATTAACGGCTTCTGATAGGCGGAATTTGCAGGCTTTGACGGACTACATGAGGAAACCTTTGTTTATTTTGTCGGCCAACAAGTTCTCGAAGAGAACGGATAGAGATTTGTATATCGCTCAATTTGTTATGCTTGCGTGGGATAAACCCGATCTTCTTGGCGAGGAATTCACTCAATATGTAGCTTTAGCCGCCGAAACGGTGAAGGAAATGCAAATTGATAGGCAAATTCAGTTAATTGACGAAAGGCTTAACGATGTTCTTTCTTCTGGTGATAGCTCGGAGTTAAAAATGAACGAGGTTGAACTCCTTAATTCAATGCGTGAAAAGGCTAATGCGAGTATGAAGCAGCAGGCCGCACTTATTCAAAAGCTTGCCGGCGATAGGTCTAAAAGGTTGATGGCTAAGGTTAGCGCAAACAACTCTTTACACAATTTAGTTCAAGCGTGGCGGATTAAAGAGGATCGTGATAGAATTATTAAACTAAACGAGAATACGAAGAAAGAAGATTTACGCAAGGAAGTTGAAAGACTGTCTTCTATGGATGCTCTTAAAGCCGAATTTTTCGGCTTGGATAAAGAAAATATTCTTTCATGATAACCTGCGCTATAGACGGTAAGGAATTTAATACACGCGAAGACCTTCACAAACATTTAAGAAAACTGAAGGTCCGACAGGAAGAGTATTACACCAAGTATTTTCCCCGTAAGGATTTGGGGACCGGAGAAGCTATTCCATTCCGTTCTGTTGAACAATATCTTTCCGCCGAATTTTTATCTAAAGAGTCTCTGAGGACTTGGATAAAAAATAATCCGGTACTTGGGAAGGAATGGTCTTTGAAATGGTTGGAGAATAGAAAAATAGAGAAAAACTTGGTTTACCCTCCAAGTCAAGCAGAACTCCGATCTTTAATCTGCCCCAATCGCCCATATTATGAATTTATCGGCGGCTATCATTCCATTTGTCGAGATTTGGGATATAAAATCAGGTATAACGAACCTTGGGTTGAAAAAGAATTACCTAAAGGCGCGATAATTATTGAGGATACGCGAGAACAAAAGCCTCTTAATATACCCGGTATCCCGACGATTTCTCAAAAGGTTAATACTGGAGATTACGCGCTTAAGTATCCGTTTGACGAAGGTGTGTATATCGAAAGAAAGAGTTTGTCCGATTTAATCGGGACCATGAGTGACCGTACAATAGAGCGTAAAAGCGGAGATGATTCAAATTACAATCGTTTTAGGCGCGAGGTTGAAAGGGCCGCCGAATTGGGACATTATATAGTAATGTTGGTGGAAGAATCTTACGATAACGCTTTACATTATAATGAATTGCCAAAGTACAAATTTAGTAAAATTTTACCAGCACACACTTTTAAACAAATCCGCGATTTACTTCACGATTTTGATAATTTTCAAATCTTATTCGTTAATGGGCGCGAAGAAGCTTCTAAGGCGGTGGTTAAATTGCTTGCCGCTGGTAATTCATTAAGAAATATTGATTTGCAGTACGAATATGACTGTAAACGACTGAACCTTTCCTAAATATGTGGATCAAAGGCAATAACAACATTAAAAAGGTTTCAAAGACTACTCAAGACTTCCTTAATTTGCAGGGGGAATTAACGGAAGAAGAGGCGCGGGCGACATTGGCAGAGTTTTTGTATAATAATCCGTCGTTAATGCTCGACATGATTGGCGACATTGAGTTGTTACCGTTCCAAGAAATCGTTATTAAAGGTTGGATGCAAAATAACTTTTCTCTTGCTGTGTGGGGCCGTGGTATTGGCAAGACTCTAGTGTATAATCACACTAGTATTTTGTTATCCAGAGATCACGGTTTAATAACTCTGCCCAACCTACTTCCTAACGTAGATTTTTCAAAAGAGGGCTGGGTAGATATTCCAGATATTTATCTGTGGAATGGTAATGGCTGGCAGTTAACAAGTAAAATATATGTTCAGCCGCAAAAAAAATGCCAAAAGGTTATAACGCGAGACGGATATGAACTTAGCGGTTCAACACGACACTTGATTAAAGTGTTGAATATGCAAACCCTTGAGGTCGAATGGCGTAGATATAGTGATATTAAAATTGGAGATTATATTTGTATTAGTCATAATGAGGTTGAATGGGGTGGCGACGTAAGCCAAGGTGAGCTTCGGAAAGCTTATGAATGCGGTTTGTCTGGGCAAAACCATATCTCGAAAGAAATTCTTAGCAACAAATCCCTGCTTAGGGAATTTTTGATTGGAAGTTTTGAAAATTACGGCTGTGCAGTAAAAGACCTTTTTTGTTATCAATCTATATCTAAAGAACTTACCCATCAGATTCAAGTAGCGTTACTTACATTTGGTATTTTTTCTGAAAAAATTGATGGAGATTTGTATTTTGATTCAAAACTTCTCTATACCAAACTTATAAAAAATGAAATCGGTGAGCCCGCTAAAGATAGTTTTTCGTTGGTGGGCAATAACGAGAGTTTTGCCTACTCCCAAGTAGAAAAGATAAGTTATTTCAAGTATGATTGTTTAGATTTTAACGTCCCAGTCGGAAATCAATATTGGTCTAATGGGTTTATCAGTCACAACAGTTTTACAACCTCTTTGTTCGTAATGCTTTGGGCGTTATTCAACCCAAACAATCGTATCGTAATCGTTTCAACAACCTTCCGCGTAAGCCGTAGCATTCTCGAACAGATCGAGAAATTTATAAAGAACAAAAACGCGCCGCTACTTAAAGCGTGTTTTCCAGAAGATATTAGACGTGGTACGGACGAATGGCAATTAAAGCTTCCTAATGGAGCGACAATCCGCTGTTTGCCTCTCGGCGACGGTACTAAAATCCGTTCTATTCGCGCAGACACGCTTATCGTTGACGAATTCGCTTATGTACCCGAGAGTGTCATTGCGGAAGTTTTACAACCCTTCTTAGTGGCTAATAACGACATTAAAGAGCGCCGCAGGTTAGAGCGTCTTGAAAGCGAAAAGATTGCTCAGGGGTTAATGAAAGAGGAGGATAGAACAAAAATTGAAGAAAACATTAAAGTTGTTTTCTTGAGTTCTGCATCATATCAATTCGAGCATCTTTACAAGCGTTATTGTAACTGGGTTGGAATGATTACAGACGACAAAATGAAGGACGATATTATCAAATCTGGTTCTTCATATTGTGTTACAAGGATGAGTTATGAGGCCGCACCGGAAGGTTTAGTAAAAACAAAAGCAATCGAAGAAGCTCGTCAAAGTACCTCTGAAGCAGTTTTCGACCGAGAATATCGTGCAATTTTCACTGCCGATAGCGGCGGATTCTTCAAAATGTCTAAAATGGTTGATTGCACCATTCCTGACGGAGACGATCCTACGCTAGAACTTGTTGGAGAAAAAGGGTTTGAATACATTCTCGCCATTGACGTTGCCCTATCCGGTGCTGACAATTCCGACCATTTCGCCATGTGCGTTTTGAAATTGGTGACTAGGGAAACCGATAAAAAGGTTATTCCAATGGTCGTACATACATACGCAGTTGCCGGCGCTGACTTAAAAGACCATATTACGTATTTCCACTATCTTGTTACGCGGTTCAATATTGTTTATATAGCGATTGACGCCTCTCAGGGCGATAACGTAGAATTCCTTAACGCCTCCGTCCAATCTGAAATGTTTAAACGGTCTAAAATAGAACTTTGCGATTTAGACGTTGATTTTAAGAAGGATAATTTCACAGAATGGCCCGAGTTAATTAAGAGAAGTTACAATAAGACTATCGGACGGATTGTTCAGAAACAACCGTTCAACGCCCCTTGGCAGCGTGCCGCGAACGAATATTTGCAGGGATGTTTTGACCGTAAAGACGTTTTGTTTGCCGGCAAGATTGCCGCGAATAATCGCGCTTCCGCCTCCGCTTACTCTTATAGCGTGCAAAGTCTAGGCATTGAATCTTGCGCGGAATTCGCCGACATGAGCCCAAAACAACTTATTGAGAATCAAGACGCTTTAGTTGATATGACCAAGAAAGAGTGCGCGTCTATCAAAGCGAGTATTACGGACTTAGGAACGATGCAGTTCAAATTACCGCAAAACATTCGTCGTTCCAGCGGGCCAAACCGTATGCGTCGCGACAGTTACTCGGCTTTATTCTTAGGTGTTTGGGCGGCTAAAATGTATCTTGAGTCTAAAACTGTAGAGCAAAAATGCGCTATACCGGATTTTCCATATCAATTTGTCGATCCATATCAGCCGGGGTGGTGATTTTTCAAAATGTTTGTTTCAGCCTCATGAGAGTTTCAATTAAAAATGAAACATATTGAAATTCGCGGTTTCTTGTTTGTGAAAGTGAACTAATTCCGACAATTTCCGACTTTGTATGAAAAAGTCACTGGGAAATTGTGTAAAAGCGTATAACGACTTTTATCACAATGCCGCGACAATATACAAAACGGAACTTGGAATACTGGGAATCCCGCAAGAATGATAGCGCGGCTTATGCAGAAGCCCCCGCCACTCAGTCGGATTTCAAAATGCCCGACATTAACTATGCGGCTACCCATATATCTACGGCGGCCACCGCCCCAGTGGGAGTTTCTTCGAGGGGCGTAAGAACTAATCAACCCGGTACCGCATTAAACGCTTTTGAAAATATCAAAGCGATGCCCCTTCCGTGGCAGAATTATAACGGGAATAGAGAGTATACCGGCATTTCAGACGCGATAGACCTTTGTTCAAGAGCTTATTGCGGCGTTCCCATCGTGCGCAACGCCATTGAAGTAGCGGTAGAGTTTTCCAGTCAGCCGATTTATGTAAAGAGCGATGATAAAACGGTTAAAGAATTTTTTGAAGAGTGGTTACAGGCCGCGCAAATTAATAAGTTAAAACAGCAGTTTTTCCGTGAATATTATCGCTCAGGCAACGTCTTTTTGTATAAATTCAGCGGCAAATTCGGTCAGACGTATTACAAGAACTTCCAAACATCTTTTGCGGCAAAAGAGAATAGGATTCCGATTCGTTATGAATTGTTAAACCCTTCCAACGTCTTCGTTCCGACTGGTATAGCAGCGCCATATTCCTACGTTCGTTTACTTTCGACGTATGAAATTGAACGTTTGCGTCACCCTATTACCGAACAGGACAAGCAGGTTCTCGCTGATTTACCAAAACAGATTAGAATGGAGATTGAAAAGACCGCGACTTTCCCGCTTGGACTTTACATTCCGCTTGACCCCGAACGCCTTCGTTTCGCTTTCTATAAAAAGCAGGGATATGAACCATTGGCGGTACCGATGGTTTATCCAGTTCTCCCGCTTATCGAGTGGAAATTATCCCTGCAAAAGATGGATAAGTTCATGTCCAATCTTATTGAGCAGATTCTTCTTCTCGTTACAATGGGTGAATCTCCGTCGAAAGAAAACGGCGGCAACGGGCTTAATCAAAACAACATGGTTAATCTCCGTAACGTTTTGGCTAATCCTTCCGTTTCCCGAGTTATCGTGGCTGATTGGACTGTAAAAGCGGATTGGAAAGTGCCGGACCTCTCCGCTCTTGGGCCAGAGAAATATCAAATTGTAAATGAGGATATTCGTGAGGGTTTACAGTCTATTTTGACGGGCAATGATAAATTTGCTAATGCCCAGATTAAAGCTAAAATCTTTATTCAACGTCTTCAAGAGGGACAAAACGAATTTTTACAAAGGTTCTTGCTGCCAGAAATTCAACAGATTTGTGATACAATGGGGTTCCGTACAGTTCCCGAGGTAGGTTTTCAAGAAATGAATCTTCAAGATGAAACGGTTCTTGACAGAATCTACGCACAACTCGGTCAAATGGGCGTTCTTACTCCCAAGGAAGTCGTTAAAGCTATTGAAACGGGTATTCTTCCAGACGAGAAAGAGTCGCTTGACAATCAAAAAGAGCTTAAGAGATTGCGCGACGAAGGTCTTTATATGCCGGCAACTCCGGGGCAGCAAAGCGCGAACCAAGGCGGTCGCCCCACTGGGACAAGTGGGATTCCACAAACTACCAAAAGGGTGTCTCCAGTTGGAACCACTTCCGGGTCAGAGATTAAGTTCTCAATGGCTGGTTTGGTTGAGGGGATTAAAGAGAGTGAGGGTATAGAAGATAAGGTTTTAGCTTCGTTAAAAAAGAAGTTTAAAGTAAAAGACTTGAACGAGGCGCAAAAAAGCGTGGCGCATACTCTTACAAAAGCTATCATCACTATTTATCCGCGTAATAAGTGGATGGAAATGGTGAAGGCTAGTATTGATGCCCCGCCAATGATTCCGAATGATATAGCGAGTGAAATAGTTGATATTTGTAATGAATATAAGGTGGATGATTGGCAGGCCGCCATTCTGCGCCACTCTAAAATTCAAAGCTAAAAACAATGAAAAGCCCAAAAAAGAAAGTAAAAAAGTTGGATTGGAGTATGGAAGGGCTTTTGAAAGAAGCGGATAAACTATCGAAAAAGATGGAAACTCTCGGCGCTGAAATTGAGTATTTCGGCAGAACAAAGAAGAATGAGCAAATGCGCCAATATGGAAATGATTTGATATATCGTTCTGGCGTAGTTCTTGAAAGGGCTAAAGAAATTTCAAAAGATACAGCGAAATAATAAAAAGCGCGTTATTTCGTGTAAAATCATGATATAACGTCGCTACTATGGACCTTTCCAAATACCGTTTCCGCTCTGAGTTCCAGAGTATAGCTAAAATAATTGCGCCTTCTCAGGAAGATTGCAAAATAGCGACGGCTTCTCTAGCGCCTTTAGGTAAGATTTTTCCTAATAGAGTTGACCCAGAGAAAGCGCCGGACCTTCTATATTTTAGTGCAAATGGCGCGGTTGGCGGCCTCATTAATAAAAATGATGATGGAATTACAGGGGAAACCGCTATAAAGATTAACGAAACCGCCTGTAACAAATACGTTTCGATGGACCACGATAAAACAACCGTGGTTGGCGCAATTCTTCACACCGGGTTTACGCAGTTCGGGTCAAACGAGCCAATTTCACTAGAAGAAGTTAAAAGCTTAAAGGCTCCGTTTAACATGGCTGTTGGCGGTGTTTTGTGGAAAGCAGTCGCTCCGATGGCCACTGAGTATATATATAAGAATGGAGATTCAGAAGAGGACGAAGTTCTATCTTTAAGCTGGGAAATCGCTTTCGATTCTTACGCCATTGCAGTTGGTAGTAAAAATCTTTTTGAGGCAAAAATTATACAGCCAGATGATAAAGACTTCGTTTATTACGATGGACTCCTTCGTTGTAACGGCGGCTCCGGTAAAGATAAAAACAAACTTCCTGTATATAGAGTGATTCAAGGCGTTGATGGAATGGAACCTATTATTCTTGGTTATTCTATCGTTCCTAATCCCGCTGCGGAAGTAAAAGGTATTCTCGCCGTGGAAAATTGTGAGAAACCCGAAGCGCAAGACGAGAAAGATGATCAAGAAAACGAAAAAGAAGAAATTTCTCAAGAAAAAGAAAAAATAAAAGAAAAAAATATAAATACATCAAATATCAGTGTAAACAATATTACGACTAATCTTATGAAGATTGAATCTATTGAACAGTTAACCGCCTCTTGGGATGAAATCCGCAAGCAGGAATCCAGCGCGGCTGTTACCGATTTTGTCGCTTCCATCAAAGATGGTGCGGAAAAATGGGTGGCTGACCTCGCCGCGAAAGAAAACATGGTGAAGCAGGCTGAAGAGGCTCGCGCCGCCGCTGAAAAACGGGCGACAGAAACCGAACAGTCTCTCGCTCAAATGCGTCAGGAACTTGAACAGATCAAGTCCGAAGTTGTTGCCGCGCAGGCTCTTGCAAGTTATAATGAGCGTATGGAAGCTCTTAACGGCGAGTTCGATCTCACCGAAGAGGATAATTCCGTTATTGCCTCTGAAGTTAAAAATCTTCGCTCTGACGAGGAGTTCGCCGCTTACCAAAAGAAAGCACGCGTTCTTCTGAAAGAAAAGAGCAAATCGAAAAAGGCCGAGAAGAAAGAGAAAGTTAAGGAGGGGAGCGAATGCGAAAAGCCGGAAGAGAAAACGGAAGTTAAAGCCGCCATCGCTTCTGTTACTGAAACTCCTCACCAAACTGTTATTCCTAACGGTGTTTGGATCAACGCGGACCTTTTCGAGCAAATGAAATCAGCTTTTGGCTCCGCTGTGAAAATTGACGGCAAGCCAATTTCCGAAGCCAAGTAAAATCATAAACAATAATCTCAACGGAGAAAATATAAATGCCTACGATTAATACTCGTTTGTACCCCTACCAAGACATTAACGAACATGACGTTATTAGTCTTTATTCGTCCCTTTCCACGGGACTCGCTGGCACGCTCGTAAAGATCGTGACTGGCGCTGCCAATCCGCAGAACGCGGATGGTTTCTCGTCAACTGCTGTTGGCGGTAATTATAACGCTGCTGGCGTTTACCTGTTCAGCAATCGTTATGAGACCAAGATGAAAGTTGAGCCGACCGCTTCTGGCGACACCGCTTTCAACGCCCTCGGTTTTACTCGCCTTAGCACCCTCGAAACCGACCCGAACGGTCTGCCCCTCAAGATGTTCCCGCAGCGCGCTAAAGAACTTGGCGTGGTTGTTTCGGGTGAAACTGTTCCGGTTATCACCAACGGCATCATCGGTATCTGGGGTAATTACATTGACCAAGCTAACGGTAGCGTGCAGCCGGGCAATCTCGCTGTGGTTTCCGCTTCTGGCGACGGTCGCATTGCCGCTATCAGCCCGAGCAATACCGCAAAATTCGGTATTACTGGTCAGCTCTATAACCCGAATCAGGTTGTTGGTAAGTTCCTTACCTCCCTCCCGACCGCTACTAATACGGGTCTCGCCAATGAGTTCTCTGCTCAAGGCGGCTACGCTCTTATCAAACTGAGCCTCAACGCCTAATAAGAAAGGACTACTTAAATGAAGAAAATTACTATTGAAAAGAACGACAAGGTTTCTGCTTTGATGAAGCAGATGGCCGACAAAGACACGCTGAAAGCTATGGCGGCCCGCGAGGCGTTCGCCGCTTTCATCACTCAGCCGATCATGAAAGTGATTGAGTCTGATGCGGTTATCGGCAACCTCTTCACTACTTGGATCTACGACTACGGCACTCCCGCCACGATTCCGCTTGATTCGATGTTTGACATCAAACAGGCTGACTTCATCAAGGTTTGGGCGCAGTCTCGTCCGGGTGGTCTCGCTACCTCACAGGCTTTTGATGTTACCGAACTTCCGGTTGCCACCTACGCTCTTGAGGCCGCTGTCTCCTTCCCGCTCAATTACGTCCGCGCCGCTCGTGTTGATGTGGTTGCTAAGTACCTGCAACGTATGGCGCAGGAGTTTCTTGTCAAACAGGAAGCTAACTCCTTCGCGGTTCTCGGTGCTATCGGCGCTCAGTCAACCTACCTGAATGTTAATACGGAG